GTGGAAACAGGCTCAAAAAAAAGGTGCGGCAGCTTGTTAGATTTTTTTGAATTACATTTTCCGCAACAAGCTACAAGATTATCCGGCTCATCCGTTCCACCTTTTGAAATTGGTTGAACATGATCGACAGTATTTGCCTGCTCATGGCAATACACGCAGATGAATCCATCGCGTCTGAGTATCCTTTCGCGTATGCGCTTCCATTGCACTGAGTTCTGCTTGCGTTGAGATTGCATTGCCATCAATAGTTCCTGTTCTTCTGCCAGTAAATCCAAGCTTTGCAGGCGGTTTCGTGTCTATGTTTGATGTATTTAATTCCGTATCTCACCTGAGAGAATCCATCAAGATGTTGAATGAGTTTGTTCTTCAATTGTGGAATGCCGTAAGCTCCACCGCTTTTGTTATATGCAGCTGGATTCCAGTTACTCTCACGATTCCAAAGAAGCTCCAGACATCGATATTCTTTTGAATCAATAATCAGTGAATGTGCATATAGCTTGAAGTAATTACTATCTTTTGACTCAACTGCCTGTGCTGGATACGGGAGTAGCAGAGCTACACATAGGAGTCCCGTTAGCAGTGCTCTCCGCGAGCCATCCGGTGCACCGGCTCTCGTCGAGAAGTCGCAGCGTACTCGCCTTGTCAAGTACGTCAAGCATGTGGATAAGTCAGACGTGTATCGGCGTGTCATCGGACTTCTCCTAATCCACTGTTGCAAAGTGCTGCCGCATTTTCTTCTCCAGCCGCTATTAACCAGCATCGAGTCGGAAGCGCACCTTTTGCTTCAACCATGTCAAATTTCACAAATTTCATGGGCGGTAAGCAGAGAAATTGCAAATTTTTGTCGTTCCACGCATCCATGAACCATTTACCGGTGGAAGTTGGAACGAGTGCAATTCCATTGTTATTTGAGCGAAACTTCTGCATCCACGGAGTCGGATCGCTATAAGGCGGATTCATCCACACCTTTGCCCCCCCCCAGTGCTGCTGTAAGCCGTCATCAAGGAGTGTGAAGTATTGAACTGTCGGAAGCCACGGAATGCCGCCTACTGGAGAGCTGACGTCTAAATCAAAAACCAATCCCAAAGCGTCAAAAATCCATTTTGGCGTGTACCAATCATCGCTCGTTACCGGTAAATCTGCTCCGTCTAGCGTCAAGTCTAGAAAGTCATTCATTGCTTAGACCAGACACGCTTCATGGGAATCATGCAGCTCTCGCAATATGGGACACGGCTCAATGAGTCTTCAATGGATCGCGTGATCTCAATGTGCTCCATACACGCTTCACATTGGAATTCGTATCTAGCCACTATCGGCGTCCGTATGCAGCTCTAGCCATGCTTTCGGCACGTCAGCTGATTCGAGCATGACAACGCCTAGCACTGAGCAGACCGTACATTCGAGCACTGCCACATTTGGCGGCAGATTATTAGTCACAATGCGTTCGTGATGAACGGTGATTTTCTTACACATTCGACATTGAACGGATGGCTGGCGCAAAGCTGCTCCTTTCCAGAGTTTCAATGGGCTGAAGATTGATTTGACTGACGATCCATTTATCTTGCGTTGAGTGTCTGTATTTGTCTCTCTTGGCGATGCTTACTGGTATCCATCCGACTATGGTGAAGAGTGGAGTGCGTCCAGCGACTAGGACAGCTACATCATCGGCACGATCAGAATGACCAATCCAAAGATTGCCAGCTGGATGGCGTGACCACTTGACTTCAATGGCTTCTCCGACGTCTGCACGTTCTTTGCTCTCTGATTGATCCGGTTGATAGGGGAGTCCGTAATAGTTAGCGACAGCCCATTCAGCTGCATATGCTTCGGCAGTTTGAGCCACAAAGTCCATGAACGTCATGTCACGTTCAACACGGGATTTGTGATTCGGTTCAAAGCCACGTCGTTTGATCTTGGTCATTGCAGCTTCGATGCAAGCCCATTCTTGCTCGCGTGTGATGCGTGTGATCATTTGTAACATCCGGAGCAAAGCCATCGAAGAGTCTGTCCATCGACGCTCTCTTTGATCAACGCGCTCTTAGGAACGCCACGTCCGCAGCCGTCGCAGTAATCCCATGTTCCAATCGGGAACGCTTCCACGTACCCCATCAGACCCACCGTCCATCAGCTGAGAGAGTAAGCCAGTTGGCTTTGCATTGATTGGCTTTGTTCTTTTCGGAGCAGACCCATCCGGCGTATTTGCCGCGAGCTGATTCTCCTTCTTTCCAAATGCGATGCCCGTGCGAACATAACGGAGCTTCATCCGGTACTGATCCGGCAACAATTTGATTGACGGTTGAGTCCAGAGCTGAGCCGAATGACCAGAGATCACGTGATTCAGTCGCATTCACTTCGGCAGCTGGAACCACGCTCAGATTGACTCGTCGCATCTCTTCAAAGCTTGGACGCGCTATTCCATCTGAAAACTTGGACAATCCGCCTGTGTGCAACGATCTACCGATGGAGCTGGTCGAAGCATTTTCAAGCGGAAAGCGATTTGCCGAAGTACGTACTTCTTCGGCAAAATCTGTTGCAAATGGGATGAGATCATTGATGTCTCTGTATAGGTCGGATTTGACGATGTATCTCTGTCCGTCTTGATACACGATCTCAACGCTGATTCTTCCAGCCGGATACAAAATCCAGAATTTTTCAAGTCTTTCGGCAACACTCTCATATCCTTCCAGTTGATTAGGCATCTGTGCGATTCCTTCGTGTGACGTCTAAACCGCGTTTGAAGCCTCGTCGCGAGCCTTGTAAATCGCCTTTGACGTAGCCTTGCCTTGCACCCACCAGAGTTCCCACAATAAAACTAGCTGCACTGACTAGCAGTGCGATTTGCAATGTATCCATTTGAAGCTCCCGATTCTGGGATGGCAAAATGCGCTCCCAGACATAGGATGAGTCATCCCACTGACAAATTCAAGATTCACGCCTATCTTTCGGCGTGTCTTACGGATGATCCTTAATGTGATCAATCAACAGCTGCCGGATTTCGCGCACGTCATCTCTTAATCCTTCGGCGAAGCCATTGCTGATTGGTCGAGAATTCTTCTCACCTTTGACAGCGTAAAGAGCTGCAATTGCTGAGATGGTCGATGCCGCGATAAGTCCGACAGCCGTGATTGCTTCGCTCATTTGCTGCCGAATGCCTTGTCTTTTGGATTAGCCCATCGAGCCAATACCGGCACAATGCCAGCGACTAAGCCCATTGCTAAGTCTTTCGGATTTGTGTTTCCGCTCATCCAGACTGCGAGTGCTCCAGCGATAGAGCTGCGCAGATACGATGCGGCGATTGCTTTAGCTTGATTCATGTTTGTCTCCTAGCTTCAAGCTCCCGATGAGCGCAGCGACTTTCGCTTCACTCAAATCAATTTCAAAGTGCATTTCATCTGCACGTGATTTGTAATCTCCACCCCATCGCAGACCGTACTTCTTCGCTAGTGCTCGAATCATTGGCACTTTGTCATTCGGAAATGTTCCGACTTTGCCTAGTGGATGTTTAGACGCATTGAGATCAATTGCAGTTCCGGATGAATGATTGCTCAGATTGTTCAGTGATCCACGAACCATCCGGAAGCAAAAACCCCAGTCATCGAGTGAGCCTTCATCAATTGGCTCGATAAGTGCATGAAACTCTTCGGCAAATCCAACCAATAGCGGAGCGCATTTCTCAGCGCAGCGCAGCTTGATCTTCGTGCCTTTGACCGGATAAGACTTCACGCCGATTTGATTGGGATCAGCGGAAGCCGTCCAGCCATTTGATGAAGTCTGAGTCATCCGAGAAGCAATTTCGCTTGCTCTTCGGTGATGCCTAGCTGTGCCAAGAGAGCTGCTTTATCCGCTGCCTTTTGTGCCTTGTCTGCTTTAGCTGTTTCATAATTTGCTTGATCGATTGCAGCTTGCGCCAATTCATCATCATTCATTGGTCGTGTAATAATTTCGCCAGTTTCAACGTTGTGAATTGTTACTTCTAAAATAGATGTTTTAGCCATGTTAGTTTACTCCATAAAGTATGTAAGTTCCCGAATTGAATGTTGGTACGCCTGATACGGTTGAAAATGTTAATGATGTAATTGCGGCTGCTGATAAAAAATTTCCAAAGCCCGCAAAAGTTTCCAGAAAACCAACCATGGCGGCATAACTTATTCTCTTAAAAGTTGTCGATGCGTAATTTTCTATTTGTAAAACATAAGTATAATTTGCCGCCGTATTGTACGCAGTACCATTGCTTACCGTCGGGTCAATATAAGCCAATGCAGTATTGTTCAACCATGTTGCTGTTCCAAATTGACTTGATTTCATTCCATAATTGCTGGCACTTGCATTTCCGTTAATTCTAAACATTGGCAAAGAAGCCGTGCCCGTGAATCCCGGATTGTTTATGACTAAATACAAATGTTTGTACGTTTGTGCAATAGATGAAAGTGTTAATGAAGTTCCGCTCAGTGAACCAGAAGCGATAGAAGTCATTGACCCGCTTGTCGGTGCGGCAGTCCATGAAAGCGTCGTGCCGTTAGTTGTTAGAATTTGTCCATTTGTTCCCGAACCCAGTCTTGCAAATGTTCCTGATCCAGTTCCTTGAATTAAGTCACCGGATGTTGTAATTGCTGTTGCCATTGAGTTTGTGATTGTGACTGCGCCGGTCGTCCCCCCGCCTGAAATACCAGTGCCAGCTGTAACGGCTGTGATGTCGCCAAGTTCCGGTGTGACCCAAGTGAATGCCATGTTTGTTGCCGAAGTCTTCGACAAAACTTGACCGGTCGTGCCGCCTAAGAGTCCAGCCATTGACGTATCAACCGCCTGTCCAAAGACTGCGAAGTCAGCTGGGAGATCGGTGACTAAATCTGTCGCCGTAGGCATCACCCACCCGAAATTTGCTGTTGGATTGCTCATCTTTTCTCCTTAACTTACTATCGTCGCGTTCGCCCAGTCGAGCGTCGGATTGGTTGTGCTCCACATTTCTGTCACTGGAACGCTCTGCCAATTCATAGCTTGTAAGCTGTATGAAATTGGTGAGAGAT